CTTCCTTTTGATGTTATGACGACTCGTACTGTATTCTATGATACAGACGTATCAAAAATAGAAGAATCAAAAATTGATCTTAAGGCTAAGATACAAAGCTTTGAAAACTTCAAAATGCCTGAGAGTAGTCTTGATAAAAGCGTTACATTAGATGAGCTTGATGATAAACTAACTAAAAAGCTAGACAAAATACTAAATCTGTTAGAAAAAAATCAGTCAAACTATTCTACTGGAATCATTCGTGATTTAAAATTAAACGAATCACAATTTGGCTATCAGTCAATTATTCAACAATCTCAAGATAGAATCACTCAGATTCAGAACCAGCTATCATCCCACGAAGATAAGAAATAAGCATTTCCTGCTGCTTTTGAATTTCAGCAATTTCTTCAATCTTCCCGTTTATAAGTATAATTGTCCTCAAAACATCATTGAGGGCATTTTTTTCAATTTCTTTCATAGTTAACTCCTCTCTAGTTTTTAGAAGTCTCTAATTCTAGCACTTCATAAAAATAGATCTTGGCAAAGTGTTTAGCGTTATAATACTCAATGTATTCTCTAATTACTGCGCCATATCTCCGACGACTTGGGATTGTTAGTTCTATAATGAACTCGCTTAGGTCTCCATTTGGGCGTTCCTTGAACATTTTTACTGTTGCTGTTTTCATTTGGATCTTCTACTCCTCAAATTTCTCCCATGACTCGTTGATTCGCAACTTCTTGTTAATGCGAAGCTTCAAATCATCGCTCCCTTTTCCATCTTTCACCAGTTGTGTAATAGCTGACGGGCTAACACCTACAACTATGGCCAAGTCTGTCTGTGACCATCCACGTTGTTCAATTCGCTCTTTTACAAGCTCAATCCATTTGCGATGTTGTTGGCTCATGTTACCTCCTCCTTTTATTTTTTAATAGAGTTAAAGAGTTAGTAAATTATTTTATAAAACGCTTGACACATTTTAGCGTATCTGCTAAAATGAAAGCATAATTAAAAACCTTGATAAAATCATATATCTATCAATTTGTACTGCTCGGCAAAGCTATTTAATTTTAGATTAGTTTTTATTAGTTTTTTAACTAACTCTTTAACTTACAAAAACTATTTTAGCGTAAACGCAAAATAAAGTCAACTATTTTTTGCGTATTTTTTAAAATATTTTTTGTCATGTCTTAGAAAGGCTGATAAATCAATGTTTTCTACATTTGAAATCGTAAAGGATTTATGTGAAAAACAAGGGATTTCACTAAATACCTTGGAAGAAAAACTAGAATTAGGAAAAAATTCTTTGTATGGATTAAAAAGGAATCAACCTTCTGCTGAAAGGTTGCAACAAATCGCCGACTACTTCAACGTGTCCACCGACTACCTATTGGGACGCACAGAAAATCCTAACATTGCGAAAGATGGTGATGCTTCTGCACCATTAGACCTCAGAGACATTGCTGCGCAATCTATGTTATTCGATGGTAAGCCACTTTCTGAAGAAGATATAGATTTTATTACAGCGGTCTTGGAGGCACACTTAAAAAATAAATAGAGGTGCATTTATGACTGTAAGAGAGCTTTGCGCCCAGGAGGGTGTATACCTATGCTACTTTGATGGGACAGGCTGGCATAGTCCAGGATTCTTCAATCCAACATTGAAACTTCTTGCTATTGATATCAATTTATCAGAGCAAGACCAAAAACAAGTAGCCCTACACGAACTTGGCCACAAGGAGCATTCACAATACCAGTATAATCTCAATAGAGAGATGTGTGAGCTTCAGGCAGACCGAAATATGATCCATTATCTTCTAGAAGAAGAGTTAAAAACCATGGATGATGTATCTGACTTTAACTATGTCCATTTTATGGAAAAGTACAATTTAAAAACCACGACTGATGAGACGATGGTTAAAGAAGAGTATTTAAATATTATAAATCATATCAAAGGAGTTAAAAATGAGTTTTAAAGGTTTTATAAAATCTAAAACGCTTGGTGAATACCTTCAAGCTAAAAAAGATCCTCAACTAATGGAAGAAATCGAAAACAGAGGAGTGAAAACTGTTTTAAAGGAATCTTCTAAAGCTAGTAGTGAACTCATCGAAGTTCGTAATCAGAAAAAAATAGAAAAAAATGCTATAAAATGCCCGCATTGTAGTAGCAAGAAAGTACAGTTTATGCAACAAAATAAAAAAGCATTTTCGGTTGGAAAAGCTGTCGGTGGGGCTGTCTTGACAGGTGGGATCGGAACGCTAGCTGGATTTGCTGGCAAAAAAGGAAAAAAACAATGGCATTGTCAAGAATGTGGGAACATTTTTGAAACAAAATAAAAAAATCCCCACACTCGCCATCGCCAAACTTTGAGTGTGAGGATATCCATGTATAGTAAAAGGCATTAAAAAGCCCTCTTTACTATACCCATTTTATCAAGAAATGAGGTAAAAATCAATGGAAATCAAGTCCTACAAAAAGAAAAACGGTGATACCGCTTATATGTTCCGAGCCTATATAGGTAAGGTAGATGGTTCTAGTCGTTACATTACACGTCGAGGATTTGAAACCAAAGGGAAAGCCCGTGCTGCACTACTTCAACTTCAAAATGATATTGAAAATGAAGAACAAACAAAAAAAGAGATAACTGTCGAAGAAATCTCAGAAAAGTGGTTAGAAGAATACTCTGAGACCGTACAAGATAGCACCTATATCAAAACCTCTAGAAATTTCAAAAACCATATCTATCCAGCTTTGGGAGATAAAAAGATAGGTAGTATCACACCCCTCCAAATGCAAGAGCAAGTGAATGAGTGGTCACGTAAGCTTGTCTATGGTCGTAAATTAAAAGGCCTCATGAACAATGTTTTTAAATACGCTATCAGACATGGTTACATTGATAGCAACCCAATTGAGAGTGTGGTCGCTACTGCTAGAAAAAAATCAAACGAAAAGAGTGATTTCTACAATAAAGATGAATTAAAATCTTTTATGAAGTTAGTTGCTAAAACTAAAGATTTAGAGAAGATAGTCCTTTTTCGTCTCCTAGCCTTCACAGGAGCACGTAGAGGGGAGATTTTAGCACTTGAATGGAAAGACTGGAACAATAACACTCTGAATATAAATAAGGCTATTACAAGAGGTTTTGCGGGTGAAGAAATAGGTAATACAAAAACAGTTAGTAGTAAACGATTGATTAGTTTAGATCAGACCACACAAAATATCTTAAAAAAGTGGAGAAAACAAAAGCCAGGAACAAGATATATCTTTGAGAATGAGTTTGGCAAACCAATTCCTACCAGTTTACCAAGGAAGTGGTTGCTTGGTGTTTTGAAAGATAGCAAGTTACGTCCAATTAAAATTCACGGTTTCAGACATACACACGCTAGTTTGTGTTTTGATGCTGGAATGACATTAAAACAAGTCCAACACCGTCTTGGTCACACCGATTTAAAGACAACCATGAATGTATATACCCATATTACAACACAAGCAAAGGACGACATCGGTGAACGCTTTGCGAAATATATAGATTTTTAAGGAGGCTTGCCTCCTTTTTATAACTCCTTTTGTAACTCCTTTTTCTGCAAAAGAATACCAAGGAATACCAAAGAAAAAAATAAAAAACGCTGTAAGTACAACGTTTTAGAAAGGAATGCAAAAGAATGCAAAAGAATAATGGAGCCGGTGGGAGTCGAACCCACGTCCAAACACCTGCTAACATATTTGTCTACAACCATAGGTTATGTATTGTTTTAACAGCTCCTCGACACATAACTCAAGCCTAGGAACTGCGAGTCTATCAATCTCTTATCAAACTGCTAGACAAAGTTTGATCGTATCTCGCTAAAATTAAGACCTGTCATCAGACACGAGCAATCCGAATCGGGTCACGCCTGCTGGTTTTTAGGCAGCTAGAGCGTAAGAAGTGTTATTTTTTGCAGTTATATTTAACTGAGCGTTTACGTCGCCACACGAGTCGCAAAATATGCCTCATAATGCCTGTCGAATCCGTAACGACCCCAAAGACAATAAAAATATTATACCTTATCTAAGCTAAAAAAGCAAAAAAGCAAGTAGATGCCTAGAAAATGTAATCTTTCAAGGCTTCCGATAGAATATGATAACCCGAGACACTGAGGTGAAGGCCATCTGTTGTGTACCCCTCCTTGAGCTGTCCTTCCTGATCAAGTAATTTCTCAAAAACAGACACATATTCTACCTGCATATAGGCTGAAGCTAGCTCTTGATAGGCTTGGTTCCACGCCTTGATTTTCTCATTAGTACGAATGTAAACAGTCTGTTTGAAGTTCTCACTCTCATTGACCGGTAAGATAGAAACTAGCTTTATTTGTGACAGCGGATAGTCACGAGAAATACTTTGAATCACGCTTTCAAGATTGTTTAGTGTTTCCGTCATTGGAACATCTTTTCCAATGTCATTTGTCCCAATCAAAAGCACAATCTGATCCACCGCATCACCATAGAGATGAGCATCCAGGTTATCTAGCAAAAGTCCAGTCTGATAACCTCGAATCCCTCGATTCACAATCGTCTTTGATGTACCAAGTAGCTCTTGTAATGGGTAGTACTCAATAATAGAATCTCCGATAAAAATGATATTGGGTTCGATTACTGAAATACGATTAAGTTCACGATACTTGGTTTGGATTTTCTCTTGCTCTTTCAGAAGCCAATTTTCTAGTAGTTGTACTGCCAAGTTACTCTCCTCTTTCTAGCCAGTTTTCTAAAACTTGGTAAACACCCGCCTGACTGTTGGCTGGCGCAACCTTTGTCGCAACTTCCTTGACAGACTCTTCTGCATTTTCCATAGCATAAGAAATCCCTGCCAACTCTAACATTTCGATGTCATTTTCACTGTCGCCGAAGGCCATGATTTGTTCAGGTTTTAAGTTCCAACGTTTAAGCAATTCCTCTAAGCCCCACGCCTTATGAATCCCATCTTGTAAAATATCAATACAGCCATAACCACTAGAAACAGCACGAACATGACCATCAAACAAGTCATTGATTTCCTGTAAGACCAAATTAGTTCGTTCTTCACCAACAACCATACTCATCTTGAGGACACCACCGAAAAGGCTTGAGTCAAATTCATCAACAAAATGCATGCGTTGGTAGAGCTTTTCAATCATCTCTGGAGTCATAAATTTATCAAGTTCTGTAAAAACAGTGCCTTTCTTAACAAAACCACCATTCATACCTGTTACGACAAACTGATCCTGACATTCTCTGCCTTTAAAATGTCCCAAAGCCCTATCAACCATGGCATCATCCCAAGTTTGTGCTTGTAGCAATTCATCATTTTCGAATATACGAGCACCATTAGCAACTACGAGAACGACTCTTTCTACAAGATACTTCAGTAATTGTCGCATGCGATGAACTTCATTTCCCGTTGCAATAACAAAACGAATACCACGTTGATCCAGCTGATCCAAAATTTTCTCTAGACGAGGTAGGTCCAGTTGTCCTTGAGGATCTAACAAGGTTCCATCCATATCTGTTGCTATTATCTTAATATCCATCTTGCTCCTCTTTTTTAGTCACTACCATTTCAAACCTACATGCTCATTCATTTCTTTATAGGCTGTATCAATCCGTTCCTTGGTCGCCTCGTCTAACTGACTACGGTATTTCCCACCCTCTATAAAATCTTCCAAGATATAGGTTTGGTATAGATAGAGTGGGTATCCTTCTGGAGAATAACCTCCCTTAGGAGTCCGACTCACCCAACTTGGATGTGCTTGAGCCGTCTCGATAGTTGTTTTACCAGATTTTTTCTTAATGGTCACATCCATGAGGACTCCACGTTCCGTCCACTTAGCATTTTCAACATCCTGCATGGTTTCAATTCGTTGATTTGAGATAAAATTCCCCATAGAGTAGATGATAAGCTTTTTATCACCGTTTTTTTCAACCGTTTCAGCTGGTTCAACAACGTGAGGGTGACCACCAAAGATAATATCTGCTCCCCAATCAATCATTTTATGGTAAAGTTTCTTTTGCTCCTCAGTCGGCTCAATTTGATACTCAACTCCCATCTGAGGCATGATAATTGTAATATCTGCCTCTTTCTCAGCTCGCTCAATTTCAGCCTTCATTTTATCTTCATCTAAGTCTGAAAGATAACGATTATAATCCTCTTGAGAAATGCTTTGTTCAATTCCGTTAAAACCATAGGAATAAGCTAAAAGGGCAACTTTAATCCCATTGACTTCCTTGATGACAATAGGTGCTTTATCTCGTGGTTCATGAGTGTAGACTCCGATTGGTGTCATTCCAGCTTTTTCAATCGCATCTGCGGTTGAAACTACTCCCTCAATTTGAGAATCCAAGATATGATTATGAGCCAAGTCTAGCACTTGATACCCTGCATCTTTTATAGCGTCCATGACTTCACCAGGTGCATTAAATAAGGGGTAACCTGCAAGATAGTGATCTTTATTTACAGTTCCTTCAAAATCACCAATGACCAAGTCAGCTTGCTTAAGCCAAGGCTTTACGTATTCAAAATTTTCATGGAAATCATAGGTACCATCTGATTTTTTGGCTGAAATATAGATAATGTCATGATAGAGCAAATCACCATTGGCCATGATCCGAGCACTTGTTTCTTGCTCTGTTGCCGTAGTTTTCTCCTTAAAATCAGCTGTCTGACTTACGACAGTTGTACTACTACTGGTCAATGGAAATCCCTTTAGCCCCTCGGCTAATAAAGTCAAAGCCATTGAGATTGCAACGGCAATCAACAAAACAGCGATAAAGGTTTTATTACTCCATTCGTGATAGTTCCTAAAAAATCGAATCAATTTCCCGACAAGCCGAAAGATAGGACCATTTTGATTTCTACTACTGCGTTTTTCCATCTTTTTTCTCCTTGCTTTTTGATGCAAGTCTCCTTATCTTATTATACCACAGACAAATAGGTATTTCCTTTTATTCTATTATTTTTTAACGGCTTCTGTCACTTTCTTTCTCATCTGTTTTGTGTTATCATGTAATTGTAATGGAAGGAAGGAGAGAACATGTCTGCTATAGAACGTATTACAAAAGCTTCTCATTTAATCGATATGAAAGATATTATTCGCGAGGGCAATCCAACCCTACGTGCTGTTGCTGAGGAGGTCACTTTCCCATTGAGTGATCAAGATATTATCCTCGGTGAGAAAATGATGCAATTTTTAAAACATTCACAAGATCCAGTTATGGCTGAAAAACTTGGACTACGTGGAGGAGTTGGACTTGCAGCACCACAATTGGACATCTCAAAACGCATCATCGCTGTTTTGGTTCCAAATATCACTGAGGATGGTGAAACACCTCAGGAAGCCTATGATTTACAAGCTGTTATGTACAATCCTAAGATTGTTTCACACTCAGTTCAAGATGCTGCTCTAGGCGAGGGAGAAGGTTGTCTATCAGTCGATCGAGCTGTACCTGGTTATGTTATCCGTCATGCTCGAGTGACTGTTGACTACTTTGACAAGGATGGCGAAAAACATCGTATCAAGCTAAAAGGCTACAACTCAATCGTTGTCCAACATGAAATTGACCACTTAAATGGTATTATGTTTTACGATCGAATTAACGAAAAAGATCCCTTTGAAATCAAAGAAGGCCTACTCATTCTCGAATAAAGAAAATCCCGTTGCAATACGGGGTTTTATGTTATAATAGAGCCATGAAAACAAATGATATTGTCTATGGCGTTCACGCCGTTACGGAAGCACTTTTAGCAAACACAGGAAATAAACTCTATCTCCAAGATGATCTACGAGGAAAAAATGTAGAAAAGGTTAAGGAACTAGCTACAGAAAAGAAAGTATCTATCTCTTGGACTTCAAAAAAATCACTTTCTGAAATGACTGAGGGTGCTGTTCACCAAGGTTTTGTTTTGCGTGTTTCTGAATTTGCCTATACAGAACTTGAGCAGATTCTTACAAAAACACGCCAAGAAGAAAACCCACTACTGCTAATTCTTGATGGTTTAACAGACCCACATAATCTCGGTTCTATCTTGAGAACAGCGGATGCAACCAATGTTTCAGGTGTTATTATTCCCAAACACCGAGCTGTCGGCGTCACTCCTGTCGTAGCAAAAACAGCAACAGGTGCGATTGAACATGTTCCTATTGCCCGAGTCACTAATCTTAGTCAAACCTTGGACAAACTCAAAGACGAGGGATTCTGGACTTTTGGAACTGATATGAACGGAACACCTTGCCATAAATGGAATACAAGTGGCAAAGTTGCTCTCATTATCGGAAATGAAGGAAAAGGTATTTCAAGTAACATCAAGAAGCAAGTGGACGAGATGATAACTATTCCAATGAATGGACATGTACAAAGCCTCAATGCCAGTGTTGCTGCTGCTATTCTCATGTACGAAGTCTTCCGAAATCGATTATAAAAAAGTTTCCAATCGTTTGATTGGAAACTTTTTTAATTATGTTCAATGATATATTTATAGGCTTCTTGACCTGCAATAGCACCATCCCCAACTGCTGTTGTAACTTGACGAAGGTCTTTCTGACGAACATCCCCAACTGCAAAGACACCAGCAACACTTGTCTTCATGTGGTCATCAGTCACAATCCAACCTGCCTGATCTCGAATCTGTAATTCTTGAACGAAATCACTAACAGGATCTAATCCAACATAGATGAAAACACCACCAAAGGCTTGTTCTGTCACTTGTCCTGTTTTAACATTTTCAATGACAACTGACTCCACACGGTTTTCACCCTTGATTTCTTTGACAACAGAATCCCAAATGAACTTGATTTTTTCATTGGCAAAGGCGCGATCTTGCAAGACTTTTTGAGCACGAAGTTCATCTCGACGGTGAATGATGGTTACAGACTTAGCAAATCGTGTTAAGAAGATTGCTTCTTCAACTGCTGAGTCACCTCCACCTACGACCAATAAATCTTGGTCACGGAAAAAGGCTCCATCACAAACGGCACAATAAGAAACACCACGGCTATTGAGTTCTTCTTCGCCTGGAACTTCCAATAGACGGTGCTTAGAACCTGTTGCTACGATAACTGTGCGAGTTTCATAAACTTGGTCGTCTGTTACGACTTTTTTAAATTCGCCATGGTCCTCAACATTTTCAACAAAGCCATAAAGATGCTCAACACCAAGATTTTCAAGTGGTTCAAACATCTTTTCAGCTAATTCTGGACCGCTGATATTGGCATATCCTGGATAGTTTTCAATATCCGAAGTATTATTCATCTGACCACCAGGAAGGCCACCTTCAATCAAAGCAACTTTCAGATTACTGCGTGCTGCATACAAGGCTGCAGTCATCCCAGCAGGACCTGCACCGATAATAATCGTATCGTACATTCTCTTTCCTTCTTTCTTGTTGTAACTATTTTTATTCTAACGGATTATATCCTATTTAACAACTATTATGCCTTGAGAACCAACAAGATGCTCATGGTTGCAAAAGACAATACTGGAATTGTTAGAACTCCAATCATAATCATATCATAGAGGTGAGCTTGACGCTCCTTAGCAGTTTTATCCGCACCTGATAGAGCTCTAAAACCAATCCAAAGTCCTAAAATAACCAAGACTAGTAAAATCGTCAAAACCAAACTCTCTAAATACAAAGCAAATAGCTGAACTAGCATGCTCTCTCTCATTTCTATTATTTTTAAAGAGCAAACCCAGTTAGCTTAGCCAACTGAGTTTTTCTTATCTTCTATTATATCAAATATAGGTCCGTTTGTAACTAGCAAAGAACTCTTTTGTTCGTTCTTCTTTAGGATGGTTGATAATCTCATCCGGTGTTCCAGATTCAATAATCTTTCCTTTATCCAAGAATAAAACCTTATCAGCCACTTGAGCAACAAATGACATATCATGACTAACCAAAACCATGGTTTGACCTGATTTTGCAGCATTGGCAATCGATCTTTCTACCTCACCAACCAATTCTGGGTCCAGTGCTGAAGTTGGTTCATCCAAGAGTAAGACGTCTGGTTTCATGGCTAGGGCACGCGCTATAGCTACCCGTTGTTTTTGCCCCCCTGACAAGTGACGCGGATAATGCTGTTCACGATCAGAAAGCCCAACCTTAGCTAGCTCTTCCTTAGCAATTTCAGTCGCTTCTTCATCCGATAGTTTTTTAACTACCACCAAGCCTTCTTTAACATTGTCTAACGCTGTTCTACGCTCAAATAAATTAAACTGTTGGAAAACCATCGATAGTTTACGACGAAGAGTTAGAATTTCTTCTTGCGTAATTTGAGAAAAATCAACTTTGAAATCATCAATCTGAATACTTCCACTATCAGGAGTTTCTAAATAATTTAGGCTACGAAGAAAAGTTGATTTCCCAGCTCCTGAAGAACCAATTAAGGCAACAACTTCTCCTTTTTGAATATCTAAATTCAGATGATCCAAAACGGTTTGACCTGAAAAGGATTTGCTTAAATTTGAAATTTTAATCATTAGCGAAGCTCTCCTTTCACATCTGTCTCAACATTATC